CAGCCAATACGAGTTTCGAGCGGCGGCGTTGGGTTCCACGTTGTATGCACAGCCGGTAGGCCCGGCCCGCTCGACTAACCCATCAAGGAACACACACATGGCCAAGAAGCCCAAGCCTGCAAAGCCGCGTCCGTGCCGCCATGTTCCCAATTGAAGAAATTTTTAGCCGCGCTACGCCGGAGCCCAATAGTGGGTGCTGGTTGTGGGACGGCCACACCACTAATGGATATGGCAACGTTTCTACGCAGATAAACGGGCGGCAAGTTCGGAGCCGTGCGCATCGGGCGGCTTACGAAGCAGTGAATGGCCGAATTCCGGCAGGCAAAATGGTGTGCCACAAGTGCGATGTGAAATCGTGCGTGAATCCAGATCATTTGTTCCTCGGCACTCACGACGACAACATGGCTGACTTGAGGGCTAAAGGGTATATGCGAGGGCGAGTGCCGCGTGGCGAAATGCAGGGCGCAGCAAAGCTGACCGCCGATATTGTTGCGTATATTCGGCGCTCGAATGAGCCGCAAAGCGCGCTTGCCAGAAAGTTTGGCGTTCATCAGGTGACGGTGTCAAAAATCAAGCTTCGCAAGGCTTGGGCACACGTCGCGTAGCCATTTGGTAACGGCGCAAAAATGGCAAAATATCAAAAGGGGCACAAAGGCGGTCCAGGCCGCCCCCCAGGCAGCAAGAACAAGCTGCAAGAAGATTTTTTGCGGGACTTTTGCGCCGTCTGGGAAGAAAGCGGCATTAGCGCCATTCGCGACATGGCGGTGAATGACCCAGCGCGATTTGTCGAAGCGGCGATCAAGGTTCTGCCCAAGGATGTGAACCACAACATTCGCCATAGCGCGGCTGAAATGAGCGACGATGAACTCGCTGAGCTTATCCGAAGCAGCCGAGGAGTTGCTGAAACGGAGGAGAATACGGGCCTCGCTCACTGAGTTTGTGAGGCACGCGGGGTTCGAGCCTGCCAAGCACCACAAGCTGTTGCTGGACGAGCTGGAGGCCATCAGCGACGGTCGCAACGATCGCCTGATGGTGTTCATGCCTCCAGGGAGCGCCAAGAGCACATACGGCTCGATGCTGTTCCCGCCGTGGTATCTTTCCCGTCACCCTGACCACATGGTCATTGCAGCGAGCCACACGCATGAACTGGCGGCTCGTTGGGGACGCAAGTGCCGTAATCTCGTTGCTGAGCATGGTTTCAGCCTGGGTGTGTCTCTTGCTGATGGCGATAGCGCCGCTGACCGATGGTCGTTGGCTAGTGGGGGCGAGTATTTCGCTGCTGGTGTTGGCGGCTCTGTCACTGGTCGGCGTGCTGACCTTGTCGTTATCGATGATCCTGTCAGGTCGCGCGAGGACGCAGACAGCGAGACAATCCGAGACAAGACGCTAGATTGGTTCAGGTCCGACCTGCTGACCCGCTTGAAGCCGGGTGGGCGCATTGTGGTCATACAGACCCGATGGCATGAGGCGGACCTTTCTGGCGAGCTTCTGGAGGCCATGAAGAAGGGCGGCGATCAGTGGCGGGTTATATCGCTCCCCGCGCTCGCCGGCCCAAATGACCCGCTAGGGCGCAAGCCTGGAGATGCCCTGTGGCCCGAGTGGGAAGACGAGGCGGCCCTAAAGCGCAAGCGGGCGATGCTCCTGCCGCGTGAATGGTCGGCGCTCTATCAGCAAAACCCGGTTCCAGACGACGGCGACTATTTCAAAGCCGACTGGATCAAGCGGTACAGCGTGCCACCCGACCCCGCCCAGATGCGGATCGTGGGCGCATCGGACTATGCGGTCACGGCGGATGGCGGTGACTACACGGTCCACATTGTCGTGGGCATGGACACGGAACGCAGGCCGTATGTTCTGGATCTGTGGCGAGAGCAAACAAGCTCGGAACAGTGGATCGACGCTTGGTGCGACTTGGTCCGGTACTGGAAGCCCATCGAGTGGGGCGAGGAAAAGGGCCAGATCGCTAGCGGCGTTGGCCCGTTTCTTCAGCGGCGGGCGCTGGAAAAGCAGGCGTACACGTTTCGCCGGCAATTCGCCTCGCGTACAGACAAAGCTATTCGGGCTCAATCGATCCGTGGTCGTATGGCACAACTAGGGCTCTACATCCCGCAGGATGCGCCGTGGGCGGCAGACTTCATCGCGGAGCTGTTGCAGTTCCCGGCTGGCAAGCATGACGACCAGGTTGACGCGCTAGGGCTTGTAGGCCAATTGCTCGACCACATCGACGCGGGGTTTAAGCCGAAGTCGAAAGAGCCTGATCATTCGCGTGGTCCGGTCTACATGGTGAACCCGGACGGTCGTGTTACGGCCAACATTGACTTGCTGAAGCACCTTGAGGCCAAGCGCCGCAAGCGTGAGGAAGTCTAAGAAAGCATCCCTGAATGGCTAATGAGAACGCTCAGTTCGAGACAGTCGAACAAGCGATCAGGGAAGGTGTGTCCACGCCTGAGGCCGGCAAGGTCCGGATGTGGATGGCTGCCATCGAGGCTGCCGACAAGGAAGAACTGGATTGGCGTAAAGAGGCCGACGAGATCGTTGAGATCTACCGTTCGGCCAGGGAGCAGAAGAAGCAGCAGGCTTTCAACATCCTGTATTCGAACACCGAGACGCTTCTGCCGGCGATCTACAACTCGACGCCGCAGCCTGACATTCGGAGGCGCTACAATGATCCGGGTGTCTCCGCAAAAGCGGTCGCGGACATTCTCGAACGCGCCATCAGCTATTCGCTTGACCAATACGACTTCGATGCGGTCATGCGGGCTGTCACCTTCGACGCTGTCGGGCCTGGGCGCGGCGTGGCCCGTGTTCGTTACGTCCCAAAAGTGGTTGGACCTGACGAGAGCCAGCTTGAAGAAGGCGAGGCACCCGAAGGCCAGTCCTACGAAAACGTAGAGCACAACGAAACGAACCCACCTGAGGCCGGCGAGCAGATCGTTAGCCAGTTGGTGACGCTTGAGTACGTGCCGTGGAAGAACTTCCGGCGCGGTCCTGGCCTGATCTGGGATGATGTCGAGTGGATCGCATTCAAGCACTACCTGACCCGCGACCAGATCCGCGACCTGAATGAGAATGTCGGGAAAACCATCACGCTCGATTACGACACTCGCAGCGGGGAGACCGACAAGGACAAGGCCGAGGGAGCCAAGGACCCGTCCGAGGTGTTCCTGCGAGCCTGCGTCTGGGAAATCTGGGACAAGGTAACGGGCGAATGCCTGTTCATCTGCCCGTCGTATGAAGCGGGACCGTTGAGGGTCGAGCCCGACCCGTTGCAGCTTACGGGCTTCTTTCCGATACCGCGCCCGCTTCAACCCATCAACACGCCCACGGACCTGATCCCGGTTCCGCTGTACCGCTCGTACAAGGAACTGGCTGAGGAGCTGAACGAAGTCACGATCCGCATTCGACGGCTGGTCCGCCAGATCCGCGTGCGTGGCATCTACGCTTCCTCGGCAGCCTCTATCGAGCAGATCATCAAGGCCGACGATGGCGAGTTGGTTCCTGCTGACGGGCTGGAGATGTTCGCTGGGGGTGGGCTGGAGAAGGCCATCGCGTGGTGGCCTATCGAGCCGCAGGTCAAGGCGCTTGCCCATCTCGTTGCTCATCGTGACGCGATCAAACAGACGATCTACGAAGTCAGCGGCCTCGCGGACATCATGCGTGGTGCCACGAACGCCTCCGAGACGCTTGGCGCACAGCAGATCAAGGCGCAGTGGGGCTCGCTGCGGGTCCAGTCATTCCAGGCCGAGGTTGCGCGGTTCTGCCGTGACGTGTTCCGCATGAAAGCGGAGCTTATCGGCCAGAACTTCGAGATGCCGCTGCTTATGGAGATGACGGGCGTCAAGCTGGCATCTCAGGCCGACAAGGCAATGGCCCAACAGCGGCTTATGCAGGCCCAACAGCAGGCGGCAATGGCCCAGCAGGCAGGACAGCCGGCACAGCCGCCTGAGGGGCTGGACGAGGCCCAGAAGGCCATGGAAGCCCCATTGGCCGAGGAAGTGGAGCAGATGCTCCGCTCCGACCTTCTGCGCTCGTATCGCATCGATGTGGAGACGGACAGCACGGTTCGCGCTGACCTGACCCGCAACATGGAGACCATGACGCAGTTCGTGCAAGGCTCGGCAGCCTATGCGCAGGCCATTGGCCCGCTGGTTGGCGAGGGCGTCATTCCCGGCGAGGTGGCCATCTCGATCTTCCAGGCGTTCGCCCGCAACTTCCGGCTTGGTCGTACGGTGGATACCGTGCTCGAACAGACGGCGGACAAGGCGCGGGAAGAAGCCAAGCAGCCGAAGGAGCCGCCGCCTGACCCTGCGATGATCAAGGTCCAGGCCGACGCCCAGGCACAGCAGGCCGAGCTTCAGATGAAGCAGCAGGGCATGCAGGCTGACATGCAGGCCAAGCAGGCGCAGCTTCAACTTGATGCCGAGACGAAGGCTGCCGAGCAGCAGCGTGCAGACGCGCAGATGCAGCACCAGTTCCAGATGGATATGCAGAAGCTGGAGCGCGAGCACGAACTGAAGCTTCAGGAAATGCAGTTCGCGGCGGCTTTGAAGGCGCAGGAACACGAGGCCAGCATGGCCATGGCTGCGGACCGTCATCGGGCAGAGATGCAAACGATGGCGAGCGGCAACGTGATGGCTGCCGAAAAGCACGAGGCCACGATTGAGGGCCTGAAGGCCAGGGCGAAAGCCAAGCCTACAAACTGAGGATCACAACATGGCTGTAAAACAAGGCGGTAGCGTTCCGGCTACTGTGTTCGAGGCTGTGACGCCATCGAACAGCACCAACTTCACGAACGGTGTGTGCCGTGGCCTCTACATTGGTGGCGCGGGCAACGTGTGCGTCGTGGATGTGGATGGCAACGCGGTGCTGTTCTCCGGCGCTGTCGCCGGGTCGATCCTGCCTGTCCAGGCTATTCGCGTGAATAGCACGACGGGCGGCACGACGACTGCCACTAACATCGTGGCGTTGTTCTGACATGGCGACCCTCGTTGCTGGAAGCTCTGGCCGAACGGCAACGGTAACAAGCGGCAGTTCGTCCACGACGCGCACGCTATCGTCAGGGACGACGCGCACATGACGCTGAGCATCGGCCTTGACCTGATCGGATTGAACGCCGTCGTTTTGTCGTCGGGCAATCCCTTGGCCCCGGCCAACACGGTGGCCCCTGTCGCATCCGGAACAACGACTGTATTGCGTGAGCTGTCCGTCACGGACGGAACGTGGACCAACACGCCGCTTAGCTACACGTATCAATGGTATCGCGACGGATCGCCCATTGGCGGTGC